GGCGAACAGGCCCAAATTATCGCTAGTCGCTGACCATTCCTGAGACCGACGGGGGAGCGTGAAGAACGCCATCCAAGCCCCTGCTGGCGCGCAGAGCTTCCCGCGCCGCTGAGAAATCCAGCGGCGTTTCCGCTGACGCCGCCGGCGGAGCCAGCGCAGCAGGCAACGGGCCGTGCGCCGCGGCCGCCTCGAGGAGCGCGCGGACGCCGGTGTCAAGCACCTGGTGCATAATCCACTGCTCTACGCCGAGGTCGGCGGCCAGCTCCGCGGCGTAGCGGACCGGGCCGGACAGGATAGCGTCGCGGATGCGCCGGGCCTCGTTGAACAGCGCGGCGTTGAACGGCTCCAGCTGGATCATCTCGCCGGCCGCCAGCTGTTCGCGCAGGCGGACAAGCTGCGCGCGCAGCATTGCCCCGTCCGCGTGCAGCTCCGCAACCTTCTCCGGCTTAACCGCCACGGCCCGGCAGCTTTAGGTCAATGAGCAGTCTTTGCGCAAAGCCTTGCAAGGCTTCCTGCACGGCCGCAGGCGGCAGCTGGAGCGCCTGCGCGGCCGCCGGGGCGTACAGCGCGGGGAAGGCGTCCAGCACCGCCAGCAGCCGCGCCTGGCGCCTGTCCCGGGCCGCTTCCGCAGCTGTCCGCAGGGCGGTCGTGCGCCGCAGCTGTTCAAGCTGGCGCTGCAACTGGCTAATCAGGGAGACGGCGACTACGGCCGCTGCGGTGAGCTGTTTGGTGCGGGAGGCGTCTGTGGCTTTGATGCGGGTCTTGCGGGCGACGTGCTCGGCATACCAACCGGCGTCAACCTGTTCGACGTCCAGCATGCCGTCCGGCCGCGGCTTGATAAGGCCTGCTTCAATCGCGTTCCAAATAGTAGAGTGCGCCACACCGCGTTCAACGGCATAGGCTTTGACCGACATCACCGCCACGCTGCCGCCCTTTCAACCGGATGACCGGCTTGCGCAGCCGTGGAATGACGGCCTTGCTCCTGACCCGGAGCTGTCCGCCGCGGAGTGGGCCGACGCTTTTCGCATCCTGTCATCCCGCGGCGCCGCTGAAACCGGACCATACCGCGTCGCGCGGACGCCTTACCTTCAGGAGATATTTGACTGCCTGTCGGTCAGCTCGCCGGTGCAGCGGGTGGTGTGGAAGAAGGCGGCGCAAATCGGGGCCTCGGAAGCTGGCATTACCTGGATAGGCTACATCATGGATCAGGTGCCCGGGCCTGTCATGCTGGTGCAGCCGACCGTGGACACCGCAGCGCGCTTTAGTCATCAGAGGATCCAACCTATGATTGACGACTGCCCGCAGCTCGCCGCGAAGGTGGCGCCGACGCGCAGTCGCAACGCGACGAATACCATGCTTATGAAGGAATTCAGGGGCGGCGTGCTGGTCATCACCGGCGCCAACAGCGCGGTCGGCCTGCGGTCTATGCCGGTGCGCTACCTGATGCTGGATGAGATAGACGCCTATCCGAGTGACCTTGAGGGCGAAGGCGACCCGGTTGCCCTTGCTGAGGCCCGCACCCGGACGTTCAACTACCGGTCAAAGACGTTCGTGCTGTCCACGCCGAAGCTCAAAGGCTCGTCCCGCATCTCCCGGGCGTTTGCGCAAAGCGACAAGCGATTTTACTTCGTGCCGTGTCCCTACTGCCGCCACTACCAGGTGCTGGCGTTCCCGCAGCTGCGCTGGGAGCCGGGCAAGCCGGAGACCGTGCGCTATCACTGCGAGGCCTGTCAGGGGCAAATCGGGGAGGCGCACAAGACGGCTATGCTGGCGGAGGGGGAGTGGCGGGCGACGGCTGACGCGCGCGATCCGACCGTCCGCGGCTATCACCTGTCCGCGCTCTACAGTCCGGTCGGTTGGTTCTCCTGGTTGCAGGTCGCCCGGCAGTGGGAAGACGCGGTGGATGACGCCGACAAGCGCAAGACGTTCATCAACACCGTTCTAGGCGAGGAGTGGGAAGAGGAGGCGGATGCCGTGCCGGACTGGCAACGCCTCTATGAGCGCCGGGAAGCCTGGCATCATGCGACCGTGCCGGAGCGCGGCTTGTTCCTCACCGCTGGCGCGGACGTGCAGGCGGACCGCATTGAGGTTGACGTGTGGGCGTGGGGCCGGCAGCTCGAATCGTGGCTGGTCGAGCACATTGTCATTTCCGGCCGGACGACTGAGCAGACAACCTGGAATGGCTTGACGGAGCTGCTAGGTCGAACCTGGGAGCACGCCACCGGGCGACGTCTCTCACTGCAACGCCTGGCGGTCGATACCGGCGCCTTTACCAGCGAGGTCTATAGCTGGCTGCGCAATCAGGACCGCGGTTCAGTGCTCGGGGTGAAGGGCGTCCCGGCCTATGACCGCCTGGTGCCGGTGAGCGGGCCCACCCGCATTGAGGTCATGCCGAACGGCGAGCGGCTGCGCCGCGGCATCAACCTGTGGACGGTCAGCGTCAGCTATTTCAAGAAGGAGCTGTATCGCTACCTCAAGCTGGACAAGCCAACGGACGAGCAGCTGGCGCAGGGCCTGCGCTTCCCGGCCGGCTACGTGCACCTGCCGCTGTCCGCGTCGGATGAGTGGGCGCAGCAGCTAGTGTCCGAGCAACAGGTCATTGTCCGCAACCGCCACGGCTTCGCGACACGGACGGAATGGCGGCAGCTGCGCGCGCGCAATGAGGCTATGGACTGCCGCGTCTACGCGCGCGCCGCGGTGTGGCTCGCCGGTGCGGACCGCTGGTCCGAGGCGAAGTGGCGAGACTTAGAAACTCAACTCGGCCTCGCTGAGCCGACGACGGCGCGCATTGACACGCCGGTCGTCACCGTGCGGGAGCTGATTACAGAGCAACCGTTGAGCCTCGCAGCGGAGCCGGCGGAGCTGGGCGGACAAATCCGCCGCGTGATCCGCCGGCGCACTAGGGTGCGGTATTGACGTCAGCGGCCGGTGCGGATGGTCCGCAGCAGGCGCGGCTCCCACAGGTCGCTGGTGACGATGCCGACGCCCGGCACGGTCACAGGGGTGTCGAGGATCACCCGATACAGGCCGTCTTCTTTGCCCTGCACCCTGCCGGTTTGTCCGATAAACTCAGACATTCCACCTAGGATTTTCACGCGGCGGTCGGTCATCGGTAGCCTCACTTTGCTGTCCGTTGCTGGCGCCCGCTGCGCTCAGCTCATGCATTATTGATACCGCATCGCACCGGAAAATGCAATATCAATCGGACGCTGCGCGGGGGATTGATGCATGAATCAAGTCGCCTATGCGTGGGCTTTAGAATGCGTCTCGGATGATGAGGATGAGGAGGTCGGGCAGCTCGATCACTTCAACCGCCTGCGCGCACTGCTGCGGCATCAGCGCCTGATAGGTGACGCGGAGGACGGCTGGCGTTGGATCATTGAACTAGTGAAGCTGGTCGGCAATGACCACGAAATCGACGGCACCTATGCGCGGGTCCGCGACGGGCAGGTATGCGAGCGCTTCGACAACGGGGAGCCGGTGCCGAAGCGCTTCATGCAGGAGTGCCGGAAGGCGTTTCAGTCATGCAGGTCGGGGTAGCGCGCGAGCAGGTCAGCCACGGTGAGGCGATAGCTCGCGTAGTAGCCGACTAGCTGAGAGATGATCCCTGACAGGCCTACCCTGCGGTCAGTGGATATGCCCGCATCGCGCGCGAGGCGTTCAACGGTAGCAATCGGCAGCGTGTTGAGAAACTTCTTCAATGGTCAGCTCACCGTGCGCTTAGCGAGGATCATCGGCGCGACGTAGCCGATAAACTGGCAGGCAGCATTGACGTTCTCCAAGCTCACATGCCGACCGTAATGGGAAGCCAGCAACGCTACGCCGAGCTTTGCCATCTTAGGGTCTCTGCGCACCTTGGCCGCGCCGCTGATTAGGATGTGCAGCCGGTCCGTCGTTTCAACTTCCAAGCCGGCCCGTATGGCTGCGAAGGCTTCCTTGGAAAGGGTGTGCTGTGCGGTCATCGTAGCCCACTCCGCTATCGGTTAGCCGGCGCCCTAGTGCGCGCGGCTCTCTGTTCGCTCGCGCCCCGGCTTTGAGATGCCGGGGTCACGCCGGTGGTGCCTCACACCGGGAGGGGACAGCGGCTATGCCGTGTCCGTGCTTTAGTATCTACGCGATTATGACACGATGATGCAACATCAATCGGCAATGACGAGTCCGATTTTGCGGGAGCGGCAGCGCCGCACGGTGACACTCGGCAGCTCGCCGAACTGCGCCCGGTAGTTTCGCGCGAACACGCTCAAATTCCAGAAGCCGAACTCGCACGCGGCCGCGGTGACGTTGTCACCGGCGAGCAGTCGTGCACGCGCCTTGAGCATACGGCGCTCGCGCATGAATTGCGCCGGCGGCATGCCGCAGTGCTCACCGACGACTCTCGACAATGTGCGGAGCGGGAGGCCCACAAGGCGCGAGACCTGCGGCAGCAGCATCAGCTGGTCGCAGGTCTCGGCCAAGGTGAGAAAGCGCCTCAGCGCTTCGGCGTCGGTCGCAGTTTGCCGAAGTCGGCGCCGATTTCGAATATGTAGCACCAGCCTACGGCTTCAGGATCAGTCTCACGGCAGACGGCGTGCGCCGGATCAACCTCAACCGGCACCCAATGACCGGGCGGCGTGCCCGGCGGCGGAGGCACCTTGGTTTCCGGCAGATCGCCGACGCCTTGCAGCCAACCGATAGCCTTCGGCGCTGACCTGCTGGCATGCACGACGACGAGGCAACCCGGCGCATGCGGAGCGCCGGTCGGCACTTCCATGCCTTCCTCAACCGGCAGCACCTGCACGACGGGGATGGGCGGACGCGGCAGCGGATGACCGGGCCGACCTGGCAGGATCGGACCGCCGCCTACCTCGCCGCCTTCAATGCCGTAGTCAGGATCGACCGGACGGCCGGGCCACGGCAGGCCATGCCCGGGGCGTTCGCCTCCGCCCCAACCCCAACCCGGATCAACCGGGCGGCCGGGCCAGGGCAGGCCGTGACCGGGACGGCCGGGGAGGACCGGACCGCCGCCGATGCCTTCGCCTCCTTCGCCGCCACCAAGTTCGCCTTCATCAACGCCGTAATCCGGATCAACGGGATGACCGGGACGGTCGCGCGGGCCACGCACGAACATCAAGCCACGGATCAACACGCGGCGGAATGGCATGCTTCTGTCTCCTCTCTCTGAATGAATTTGGAGTCGCCTGCTCAGGGGCGGACAGGCGACAAGCTTCTGTGCAGTGTGCAAGGCAGGAAGTCAAATGGCAAAACCGGGACTGTCAATCAGCTTCGACTGGTCGCTGTTTTTGGAGCGACTCCACGGACTGACGCCGCCGAAGCTTGACCGAGCTGTAGCCTTGGGACTCGTGGACACCGCTAAATCTGCGGTGTCAAAGGCAGCTTCTACGATTGCACGGCGCACATCTTTGCGTAGTGCAATGGTGAAGTCACGGATTTCTTATGACAAAGTGAAGATTGGAGACTATCAGACCTTCATTCGGTCTAGCAGGAGACTGATCCCGCTGATTGATTATGGCGGCCGGCAGACCGCAGTGGGTGTGCGAGCGGCAAAGCCATGGGGCAGAGCGCAGGTCTTTCGGACAGCCTTCATCGCCACGATGCCGACCGGGCACCGTGGAGTCTATCGGCGCGTCGGCGCCTCCCGCTTGCCGATCAAGCAGATGTGGGGTCCGGGCATCTACCACACCTTCGCGCAACCGGACGTCCAGGCCGTGGTCAAGGCGACAATCAAGCAGCGGCTGCCGGTCGCCATCGCACGACGGATCAAGGCGGAGCTACGGCGTAAATGAGCATCGACTGTTCACTCCAGGCGCAGGAGGACCGCAAGCAGCAGCTGCGCGACCTGTTGGCAAAGCGCAATTCCGGAGTGCAGTCCGTCTCTGACCGCTCGCGGTCCGTCACCTATCAGTCACCGGGCGTCCTCAATGAGCTGATCCGCGCCGTTAAGCGCGACATCGACTACTGTGAGGGCGGCGGTCAGCGGCCGCGCCGGGTGATCTTCCTGCCCTATAGCAAGTGGTTCTGAGCATGAACCTGCTGCTCATTATCATCATCGTCGTGGTGCTGTTCGGCGGCGCCGGCGGCTTCTACGGCTACCGGTCGGGCTATTACGGCGGCAGCGGTCTCGGCGGCGTCGGCCTGATCCTGCTGATCCTGATTATCGTCCTGCTGTTCAGCGGCGGCCGGTTCTGATGGCACGCGCGCCCCGTCAATGGATGAGCGGCACCGCTCCGCAGGCGTCACCGCCTGCATGGGCGCAGGAAGGCAGCAACGCCTGGCGCGCGTTCGGCGTCGTCGGCGGGAGCCGCATGGTGCCCGGGCTTGAAGCCGGCTCGCTGCATCGCCGGCTCACGTCATGGAATCCGACGCCGGAGCACGTCAACGTCCTGCTGCGCACCGCCGGCAACACCACGCTCAACCGCGCGCGCTGGCTGGTGCGGAACAACGGCTATGCGAAGTCAGCATTGCGCTCCTGGCGCTCCGCGACGGTCGGTCCCGGCATCAAGCCGTCATCGTTGATTGACGACCAGGGACTGCGCGAGACCGTCAATAAGCTGTGGCTCGATTGGACGGATGAGGCGGACGCGGAAGGCGTCACCGACCTTTACGGCATTCAGCGCCGCGTCGCCGGTGAAGCCTTCCTGGCGGGCGAATGCTTTGTCCGGATGCGGCCGCGACTGCCGGTAGACAATCTCAGGGTGCCGATGCAGCTCCAGGTGATGCCGGCTGAACAGCTGCCGCTGGGCCGCGATGACGTGGCGCCAACCGGCAACCCGGTCAGGCTTGGCATCGAGTTCGACCGCAACCTGCGCGACAAGCGCGTAGCCTATTGGTTCTACCGGCACGATCCCTCTGACATGACGATCCCGTGGCGCGACGCATTCGAGCAAAACCTGCTCACAAGAGTCCCCGCGGAGGACGTGCTGCACGTCTTCGATCCAGTGGAGAGCGGGCAAATCCGCGGCCTGACCAGCTTCGGCGCGGCTATGGTCAAGATGTTCCACCTGGATCTCTATGACGACGCGGAGCTGGAGCGGAAGAAGCAGCAGGCGCGCTTCGCCGCGGTGCTGACGTCGAGTGACACGCAGAGCGAGGTCGAGATGACTGACCTTGCCGAGCTGCCGATAGGTCCGTTCGGACCGGGCGCCTATGCGCAGCTCAACCCGGGCGAGGACATCAAATTCACCGAACCGGGCGAGGTCGGCGGGTCCTATGAGCCGTTTCAATACCGCACGCTGCTGGCGATCGCCGCGGCGCTCGGCATTCCCTATCCGGAGCTGTCGCACGACTTGCAGCGCGCATCCTATGCCAGCTCACGCGCCGGCCTGGTCGCCTACCGCATGGAGGTGGAGGCGTTCCAGTATGCCGTGCTGGTGTTTCAATTCCTGCGCCGCGTCTGGCAGCGCTGGATGGACACCGCGGTCCTCGCCGGCGCCCTGCCGATCAGCGCGACGGAGTATCGCCGCGGCCTCGCCGACTATCACCGGGCGAAGATGATTACGCCGAAGCTGCCGTGGGTCGATCCTGCCAAGGATGCGCGGGCTGAGGTCGATATGGTCAACAACGGCTTTAAGTCCCGCTCGGACGTCATCGAGAGCCTTGGATCCGATCCCGAGGAAACTGACAAGCGCATTGCCGAGGACCGCCAGCGGGAAGCGCAACTCGGCCTGTCCTTCCCGGTCGTCATCTCGCGCGGCACTGCCGTCGCCGATTCCCCGAGCGGCGATAGCACGTCCGACACCACTACATCATCGGAGGCGGCCGCATGATCCGCGCGCTCCCGCACATCTTTGCCCGGACGTTCAACGTCCCGCTGACCATCCAGGCGGCGCGGCTTGAGCCGCTGATTGCCGGCCTGCGCGCGGCCACCTTCGCCCGCGGGAAGGTGCGCACCGACGGCAACGGCAACGGGCACAACGGTGAGGATGACCTGCCGGAGCCGCCTGAGGGCTTCCTGAACGGCGATGATGAGGACTGGGAGCGGGAGCGGGTCGGCTATTCAATTTCATCCCGCGGTGTCGCCTGGCTGCCGGTGCGCGACGTGCTGGTCAAGCGTGACGGGGAGATTGACGCCGACTCAACGGAGCTGGAGAGCTACGCGCATATCGGCGTGGCGCTCCGCCTGTGCATGGCGGATGCGCGGGTCACCGGCGTGCTGCTCGACATTGACAGCTGTGGTGGCGAATCCGGCGGCCTGTTCGACCTGTGCCGTGACATCCGCGCGATGGGCGAAATCAAGCCAATTTGGGCGATCGCGAATGATGATTGTCTGTCCGCCGCCTATGCCATTGCGGCGGCCGCCTCGCGCGTCTGGATCACGCGGACCGGCAGCGTCGGCAGCATCGGCTGCATCGCCCTGCACACCGATCAGTCATCCTTTGATGCGCAAGAAGGCATTTCCTACGAGTACGTCTACGCCGGCGCGCGCAAGGCGGATTTCAACCCGCATGAGCCTCTGTCAGTGGAAGCGCGCACCGTCCTGCAAGCTGAATGTGACCGGCTTTACGGCATGTTCGTGGAAGAAGTGTCTGCCTATCGCGGCATCGCCCCTGAGGCCGTGATCGCGACTGAGGCCGGTGTGTTCTACGGCGAAACCGGCGTCGCTGCCGGGCTTGCCGACGACGTCGGCACCTTCGGCGAGGCGGTAGCCGCCATGTCCGAGTTTGTCTCGGAACCAACACTAGGAGTCGTGAGTATGGACACGTCCGAACTTCCGGCCGGTGGAACACTCGCAGCGGGTGCGCCGGAGCCGGTCACGGCCGCGGCTGTCATCGAGCGGCCGCGCGTGGTGCAGCTCGAGGCGGTCCGGCAGGCAACCGGCAACGTGCGGCGCGATGCGACCGAGATCGTCAACCTATGCGCGGTCGCCGGCTATCCGGAGCTGGCGGGCAACTTCATCGACAAGGGCACACCGGTCGCCGCGGTGCGGACCGAGCTGCTGCGCCGCAAGGGCACGGCGGACGCTGCGCGCAGTGTGCAGACGATCGACACCTCGCAGCAGGTCAGCGATCAGGCGAAACGCCAATCAGAGTTCAGCCAGGTCATCGCGGACCGCTTCGCCGCGCAGTCGGGCAGGAAGGGGAGATAAGTCATGCCACCGATTTCAGAAGCCCCACGGGCACTCGACTTCATCGTCAGCGAGGCCAATGGCTGGCGCTCGCGCGAGAAGGTGACGCTCCGCCTGCCGCTTGTGCCGGCGACGGCGATCCCGCTGCTGCCGGGCACGCTGCTCTATGCCGAAGGCTCAGAGCTGGGGACGCCGGTGCTGACCGGGTTTTACCTGCCGGTCACCCTGCCGGCGGAGATACCATTCACCAACTCAATCCTGATGTATCCGACTGACCACCGCGGCGGGCCGGTCGAAACCGCGTCGGTCATGCGCGATGCGGAGGTCAATGAAGCCTATCTGCAATACCTGTTCGCCCTCGACGCCGGCGCCGCATTCACGCCAGCGCAAATCGCCCAAGCCAATGCCGCCCTACTGAACAACGGCATCATCGTGCGGAGCGCCGTGCTCGCGCGGTCGATGGTCGCTCCGCCGCCAGCGCCATAAGGGGAAGGTCGCCGCCATGCTTGACATCTTCAGCACCAACCCGGCTTTCAGCA